TTTTCAAACGCTGCGCCAATACTATATATTTTTTTTATCGCAAAAGCCGCCGCCATTATTCCGCCGGCTTTTTTAAGAGTTGCGCCCAACTTGCCAACAGACTTTTGAGCCTGACTTGTATCACCTTTATATTTAAATACTAGTTGTGCATCAGCCGTTGCCATTTAATCACCCTTTCTTCTTTGCTAATCCTTTAAAGTAACTGAACATTTTACCAAAAGAAACATTCAAATCCTGTACTCGCTGGTCTTCGTCTTTTCTAATCCGGTACATACGTTTCATTCTTTGCCTTGACGCTTCCTGTACTGATTCCATTACTTTAGAAGCACTTTTGCCTTTCGGCGGCGTTTTATATGTCCTAAATTCTAGCATCTTTGACAAACTCCCCACCCCTTCAAGTAACACACCGTGCAGCAGATTCAAAAAATCAATCCAGCTTATATCTGTTGTGTTTAAATCAATGCTTCTGTGGGCCTTGAACGTATCCCAGATAATCGAGTAATCTTGTTTAAAGTCTATCCCCTCGCCCGATTCTTCTTCGCCTTCTGAATACACGGACTTGAACAGCCCGAATACCTTTTCTATAATCTTTTCTTTGTCGCTGGCAGCTACGAACCTATTTATCGTTACAAGCTTTGCGAATATTATATCTATCGTATAATCGTTGACAACAATGTCATATATATTCTCAAAAGAAATGTTTATTGCATATTCTGTGCCCGAGATACATATGGCTGATATTTCTTCAGCGTCTTGTTTTCGTTCATTGCAGAGAGGCTGCCCTCTATCCTCTGCGCTTGAATAAAACCCATAATATGACCGCTTATGTTACCAACAATCATTTTATACTGGTAATCGTTCTTTGTATTCTTTTTCAAGTGTGCAATCTGCTCCATCGTCATCATCGCTGCGGCTATTTGGTCAGTGCCGTTCGTTTCCATAACTTCAGCAGCAGTTTTGTCCGACATATCAAATTTATCAAGCTGTCCTTCGCTTAGTTTAATCGCCATTTTATGTGTAATATCTTTGCCTTCTTTGTCCTTGACAATGTATTCAAATTCTCCGTTGAACGGAAACTCTTCTTCTTTATAAACTACATAAGCCATTTTCATACCTCTTCTTTATAGTGCAGGAGCAATCTGCCCCTGCACTATAGATTTTTTGTTAAGCCGCTGTCGTAAAGCTCCATACTGTCGTGACCGCAATTCCTGCGAAATCATTACCCTGAAGGTCAGTGAATGCACCTTCAGTAATAAGAACGTAGTATTCCGTGTCCGCCGCAAGCGTTACGCTTCTGGTAATCGTAACAACCGTATCCGCGATTGATACATCACTTAGCTGAACATTGACGGATTCTATCAAATCATCATCCGCTGTCTTGTAGACCTCAATGTTGCCGATTCCCTTAAGAACGGTCTCGCTGAATGTCAGTATAAACGCCATATCAACGTTTTGACCAACCGCGTCATCCGCTGGAACATATGTGCTGATTGTCGGCGCGACTACTTCAACGTCCGCCACAACTACTTCTGCGCCATCGTATGGTTTCAGTGACCATGCCACTTCAATTACAGTAGGTGTTTCAAACGTTACGTTGTATCCTGAAACTGTCGCTGCGAAAGTGACAACCTCCAAATTAAACGTATTCGTCAACCGCACCATGAGCACAGCATCCTCGTTTGTTTCCCAAATTGTAGCAAGTAACGCTTGCATACCAACGTTAGCTTTATCACCTTTTGTTGCCAACGTAAACTCCGGATCAACCGCCGTTTTCACACTGGACGATATCGCTGATTCCAATACTTGGAATGTATCAACCACATCATTAAACGCCTCTGCCATGTTTATTACGATATCGGAAATGTCCGTATATGTCGGCGCCGCCAACGTTCCTCCTGTCTGGATTTCTAAGCTATATCCCAGACCTGTTACCCAATCTTTAAAAGCCATGTTTTATTCTCCTCCTTTATCCGACGTTGCAAAGAACGTCTATATTGTGTATATAGTTTCCTTGTTCATCCTGTCCTATATATTGTGTTGTTGGTTGCGTCCCAACAACTAACCTTTCTCCAGACGTGAATAAATGGTTTTGAATCACTCCCAATTCGTCTATAACGGTATCTACAAGCTGGTCTGTTTCGTTGCCAACATCATTTCCTCTAATAAGAACGCTGCATAAATACTCGCCAAAGAGTAATGTACCCTTCAAGGAATATTGAGCGTCTTTTACTATAATTCTAACGCTCGCAACATTTTGTCCTTCCGTCGGCAATGAATTGTTTCTAACTTTCGTCAACTCGTCGATTGCTTCCAGCAAACCTATAATATACTGTTTCAGATTATCAAAAGTGTTCATTTCCGTTTCTCCTCGCCTAGACTCTTCTTAGCTTGTTTTATCATATCTTCTCGATGTACTCGTTTTGTAACTTCCCACCATCGCGGCTGACCGCCCGAATGCTGGCTGTTTGGAGTGCCGCCCATGTAGTAGAGCTTTCTTACCTGCGGCGATTTCTGGATAACCAGCCCATGTTTAAAATCTAGCACCGGCGCGCCTTTATCGCCGTATGTCTGCCCTGTCAAATAATACGTATACGGCAAACTCCATTTGTATAAATCCTCGGTTATAATCTCCATGCCTTTAAGCGCTCCCCTGTCAAGCACTCGCTGCATCCACATAGTAAGCTGCGCTTCGTTATGAAAAGTTTTCATTGTAACAGCACTTCTTGATGATGAGTTTCGAGCGTTTCTAAGTTCGCAGGAGCAACAACCTTTAATGTTTTTCCATTGACTGTCACTTTGTCCTCTGCGCCAAATATAATGCCGGTAGGAGAACTTGTGACATTGTCATAGACCAACAATGTTAACCCTTTCAAAATGTTCCCTTTATCATCCCGAATGAGTTTATAGTTTTCCTCGTATCTAACATACTTGACCGTAACCACCGCCGCCCAGCTATTTTCGCTTCCTGCATCACTGAACTTTTGATACGTTACAGACTGCGTTAGCCGTTGTCTTGGAATTGGTCTACTCAAAATCATCGCCTCCTGTAAACGTATGATCCGACGGATACGTTGCATCTTTGAACCCGTTCTCGGTCAGATTGCACGCTCTTAAATATTCCCGCGCTTTTTCAGATACGCTATCCACACTGCGCAAATCGCCTTTACCTCCTGAACTGCTGTACTTCCCAACAGAAAAGCCTTCGTTATAGTCCGCACTGGACATGTCTGCTGGATTGTATCCTAGCCCTTTGATGTAATCGACCTGCGCTGCTGTTGCGTACTCTAAGCATTCTACTTCGTCGTCCGTCATTTCGCTTTTGTAATTGGCGCGCTGGAATGTTATCTTATCCATCACGCGGCTCGCCACAGCAATCGCCGTGTCCAGCTCATCGTCATCTGTAATAGCATTAATGAACGGATACGCTCTATAAAAAGCCTTTGTAATATAATCGTCAAACATTCCTTTTCACCTCCTATTAGCTCGGTATTGCTGCCGTTACTACTGGATACGGGCTCATAGTTCCACCGCTGCAAGAGAAATAGTTATCGGATGCCAAGTCTGCATTGTAATCAAGACACGATGCTAACTTACCATCTGTGAGCGTAAATCCTCTATTTCCGCTGAACATCAGGGTATCACTATCATCATCCATAATAAATCCTGTAACCGCAAACATATTTCTGAGAATCTTGCCAACATTCCCCGTACAAGTAAGTCCAGAGTTTACATTGATACCTTTTGCACCAGACTCAATGAAGTTATCTGTAATTTCCAGACCCTTCATAGACCCTGCACCCAGTTCGATAGCGTCTACGCTAAACAACCCCCTGAAGTTACAGCCGACAATTTTCAGCTTTTCAACTGCTGTTGCTACGATACCCTTGGTTGCCACTACTGCTGTATTACCATCGAAATTACAACCTCTGAATTCAAGCCCACTAGTCGTTGTTGGTACTGTAAAGATCGCTCCACCAGCTGCCAATGACTGAAATCCCACATTGAAAAATCTTGTTCCCATGTACGCACCAGCACCAATAACATGGTTACCGATAAATTCAGGGAACGGCTTGGCATCGTAACTACCAACCCCAATAACATCACACTTGTTCGGCAATGTAATCAATGTTTCTTTTGATGCCTCATTGTTGTCACTTTTGATGAAGATCTGGTTCCTCGAAGCCCATCCTGAGGAACTCGCTGCGATATTAGCATTACTCGCTGCGAACGCTACCATTGCCGTTTTAAAGGCACTGCCCCAAGACAGACCGTCATTAGAATCGTTTCCTGCGTTCCCTTCTACAAAGTATCTCGTTCCCGAAGGAGCAAGGATATCTCCAAGAATACTATTCAGTCTTAATCCGTCAGCATATCCGTTTACATCTCGTGCTAAAATATTATATGTATTCATTATTTCACCTTTCCTTTCGTAGTTTGTTTCAAAGCAGAATCGCGTCCTTTTTCAAACGATGCTTTTTTTTCCGCGTCTATATCGACCTTTGCTTCTTTAACCTTAGGCATCTCTGATTCTGCGAGCACGTATCCCCGCCCCTTAAAGACGTTCTGGAATTTCTGTGTTGATACGTTTTTATAACATCCGTTTCTTTTTATTCGCATAATATACCCCCTTAAGACGTGTGATAATGAGAATATAGACCGTCTGTCTTGTTCTCTAATACCCATGCATCGTGATACGCTCTGAAGTAATATTTCCATCCGTCCGAATCCTGGTTGACTTCCGGCGATATAATCTTCGTTACAGCGTGCTTCATTGTCTGCATGATCGAACTCGGATGCATCATCAGGAAGTTGCCATCATAACCTGCCGCATCTTTAATATAGCCGCCCGCTTCTTGTCCTGGAGTTGAGCCGTCGTACTGCGTGATCGCAGTATAAAAACGAGTCTTAGGCATTTTAACAAGGGTCATTCCATCGAACGTTCTGAAGCGTCTGTCGAAAGTGCCATCGTTGCCATCCCCAATACGTCTCTGAATTGTTGCCTCAGCTTTGAGCAAATTATATTTGGCATTTGCTATATAAAGCAATCTTCCTTCTTCAGGAACTTCGGCATCATCCATCACGCCTGTTGCTACATCGATTGCTGCAAGAATTAATGCGCCAGTTGACAAATCTGCTGATACTTTTGTTCCTGCACCGTCCTGATATGCTGCCATTCTATAAGCGTCAAACTCAGGCGTGGATTTTGTTCTTACAAACTCGCCGGAAACTTTACCGAAAGCAAGGTTCGCTGATTCGATGTTGTCAACTGCGTCAATCGTAAAAGTGCGGCCCCTATCCTGCGAGAATGTATGTTCCTCCCAAGTCAATGTAACGTCGCCGCTTACATAACCTGTGTTTCTGTCATAGTCACCAAGCCCCTGCAACGCTATCTTTGCAATCTTGACTTTGTTAGCTTCAGACCCTGCTTGAATCATTGTTTTCCCGGCGTCAAGTATTGCTGTCTTGGAACTAAACTGATAAATTTCATCTAGCACCGCTAGATATTTTGTAATTAATGATATTGCGTTCGCCATTTTAATCTCTCCTTTTTAATTTATTTTGGTTTTACTGGTGGTGCTCCGCCCCACATCGACTCAAGCATTTCTTCGTCGTATGCAGTGCCAACCGGCGGAGGTGTACCTATCGGCGTTCCGATAGTTCTTCTCGGTTGTGTTTCTCCGTATTGAGGATTATCTTTCATAAATTCTTTGAATGAATCCTCGAACTTTTCATCTTCTTTTAAGTTACCACCTACTTTTGTAACAACAAAATCTACAAACTCTGGATTGACATTTATATCTTTTGCCGTTCTCGCTGTATTGAGCCTTTCTAAATACGTTTTGCTGGACGTCAGCGTGCCAACGCTCCCTGTTAGCTCTTCTACTTTTCCAAGTAAATCTTTGTTGTCAGTTTCCAGCTTTGTTGCTTTTTTCTGCAAATCAGTTTCCGCTGATTTTGTGTTTTTGACAAAAGCTTCAAATGCCGTCTCGTCTTTGATTTCGACTTTTTTTAGAAACTCCTCAACGCCAGTTTTCTTTGCCGCTTCCATGTCAACTGCCTCCACAGCAGCTTTGACTTTCTTGTCGATGACAACGTCATTATCTGCGTTGACATCGTTCGTTAAACTAGTGTAATCAATAACATCATCAGCTGTGTGCTTTTTCAATAATGCTTGTAAATCTGTCTTTTTCATGTTTGCCTTTCCGGTAGCTCCCGCCGCCCCTAGTTTTAAAGGTCTAGCAACTTATATATTTTTAGATAAACCACGAAGCACTGATATAGGATTAACACCACAATGCCCCTGTTCTTCTACAACATTAACCAGCAATCTTAGCTGACCCATTCTTTTACCTATCTTCGCTCTTACAAGCACCGTGGTTGTTGACATTGCCTCGCTTGCGGCTGACGATTCTTGTAAATCGAATTTGATAATCTTTATAACCGAACATGTTTTCCGCATCCAATTAATTGCTTCTAGCTTATCTGACTTGGGCAGTTTCCAAGACTTCTGCGCATTCTTTAACATCATACTATAATCTTTGCGCTGCCATGCTGAAAAATAAGTGGATACCGCTTTTCTATGCTCTATAATATCTGCTGTTTTTACAATGTGCATTTTTTGTGCAATCATTTTACATATATCCTTTCATTCGCATAATATCGTGTACCGTTTGTACTCTTAACAAAATCCCTGTTCTTGGCTTGCCATCTGCTTATCTTAGCTTGCGCCATCTGCACATCTTTCTTGGATGCCCCCGACTCCTCCAGCAGAGCTTTCTCGCGCTTCGCATTCCGGGTGTTCCGCTCATAATACCGTTGCTGCTGCCGTTCCTCGTACTGTTTGGTGTTCTCTTTGCGATTGATATCTTCGTGCTTTGTCGCCTGTGTTGAGAACCCCGGAACAAACGCCCACCTACTATGCCCGCAATTTATACCCAGTAATCCATCTGCCTCGCCATATGATGTGCTGCCCCATGCTCTCGGCTCTATCGTGTTTCCGTCCAAATCTTGTATAGGCGCGGCGTTGTCATTTAGCGAGTATATGTATCCCTGATCTTGCGCACACTTGGGTCTCGCGCCGCCGTATGCATCGACTTCAACATAATTGACGCCGGATTCCGCATATCGTATATCTTGCGACTTGGTAACCGCGTTCTTGGCGTTTGCTTGTATCACCATCTTGGCATACGCTTCCGGGGAATACCTGTTGCCGTTTTTTCCTATAAACGCGGTTAATCCTTCATCATTGAACGCCCTAACCGCTTGCGATAATGCCTTGTCTACCGTTGCCGTTCCTGATATAACCTGCGTTGACACATCGTTTATTATCTTTACGTACTGGCTGCCTGTGCTTTTCAGTATAGAGTTGTTCATTTTGTTAAACGTTGTCAATGTATCTTTTGCCGCCGCCCCTAGCACTTTCGTAACCGCGCTTTGCATAAGCGGAACTACCTCTTTTAACGCTCCCGCTTTTGATGCTAATGCCAGAATGCTTTCGTCTTTTATCAGCCCTTTTTTTACAACCGATTCAAATAACCCGCTTACCTCATTTTTGCTCAATCCACTATACTTCGATATCGTTATAATGTTTTGCTTTGTTAGCCCGCCCAGTTTCGCTAGTTGTAATGCTTTCCAATGTACAATGTTATCTACCATGATTGATTTATTCTTAGCAATATAATCCGCAACATGTACCATCAACTCAGTTTCCATGTTGATGTAATTGTCTATTATAGGCTGGCTTAGCTTTTCAATAAAAGCGTTCATTACTTTATCGTTATCTTTACAAAGCCAGCTTGCCGATCTTTACAAGCCTCGTTTTTGCATTCAATGTATCCTGTAATATATTCAGGTGTTATCTTTTCTACAATGCGTTTTGCTTTACTCCCACAAACAGGGCATTTAGTCATTTGATCCCTCCCCCTATAATTCTTTGTAAATGGACAAACCTGCTGACATTCGTCTGTGCATATCGGCTCTTTCTGAGGGTTGCATATCTCGCAAGGATGTATGTACTCTCTATCTTGTACATTTTGCACCTTTTTTTTTGTACTCATTTTCTCACCCCTCCTATTTCGTCAAAGCAAGAAGTGCTAACTGACACTTTCGCATTTCCCATGTATCGGCTCTTAAAAACATTTTACTAGCTAACACAAGTTCTTGGTTTCTTGACTTTGACAGTTCTTTATAGTATTCAATCTTCTTTTCAATGACTATTATCTCGGCTTCAAGTTTCTCCATCTCTTTACTTTTCTTCATTATTTCCCTCCGCTTTAAAAAAGTCTATTTCCGATGCTTTGGCTGTTGCCGTTTGTTCTTGGTTCATCAACGCTATTTCTTCAATAACTCGTTTCTCTGACCATAGCGGATATATCTGAATTAGCGATGTTTGCAGCGATTGCATGTTTGCAGCATATAATGTTTTTGCTGTGTCTGCGCGTTCGGCATAATCGTTTTTAACGCCGTCCATGAACTGTATTAAAATCTCTTGTCTAATATTATGCTTTGTTTTTTCTGTTACCCCTGCATCCTGATAATATCTGTTGTCAATTTCCATGATAGACCGAAACATCTTATCAAGTATGGTTAACCAGTTATTCTTATAATCGTTCCCTGTATCAATGCTATCCTTATCTGCAAGCTCCCATTCAGTCGCGGTTTTTGCACCGCTGTTCTTTTGCACCGCGCCTCGAAACAACCCGCATGATTCATATATCCTGTCAAGTTTACCGTGTATGCTTTCTTCAAAATCGCCTTGCTTGCTCGGCATATCAACAACTTTATATATTTGGTCGCCTGTAACTGAACTCAACTTAACGTAAAACTCTTTGCCAAAGTCTATACTATGATCAACAGACGTTTTGCCTCTCACCATATGCAATAAATCTTCCGTAACTATTACTTTAGGCTGTTTGAGCTTGTCGTCTTTGTAATAAGATTGTAATGTCAAGTTTAGATGATCTATCATTTCAAGGCTGTTTGCTGTTATCGCTATTCCCATAACTGAATCAGGATTCTTGTTGTTCGGCATAGGCGATTTCAGATGATAGAACCAAGGCAGCTCTGTTTGTAAATCATCAATCGGCGGTTTCTCTGCGGTTTCAGTAATCATTGTCAATGCCACTTCTTCGCCTAGCTGCATCATTGTACCTTTGTATAATCTGTTCTCGATTACAAAATTCCCGCTTACTTTATCCTTTTTGTATGTTTGACCTAGCCAATAACACTCTATGTTTATTTTCCTCATTAATATGAAGAACGTAACGCCTGTTACTGTTGTCCAGTCAACTTCAGCAGGGATAGCATTCACACCTCGCACTAATTCGATTATTGGATAGTCTTTCACCGGGTCAACATTAACCTTCAAATAAGCGTTTCCAACACCGCATACTTCTGTCTGCGCTCTGCGCAACAATTGAAATAAGTCATTTTTGTTTATTATATAATCTAGCCGTTTTTGCGATTTTTCTGCGAATGTAAACTTTGGCAGTTCAGTGAATACCAGTTTTGCTACTTTATCGCCTATCCGATATGCAGCAGGATATGACACTGTACTCTTTTTATATACTTCTATGTTAGCTGCATATTGTCGCAGCATAGATATATCGTTTCGATAATACGAATCCCACAGCTCCATCCTCGTGAACGCTTTTTGGTATTCTTCGTTTTGGAACAAGTTCGGCTTTGCTGTTCCGTCTTTTTTAAAGAAGTTTTTAACCCATTCAAACAAATGTCATACCTCCACCCTTAATTTACCTTTCTTTGGCAGCATCAAATCAGTTATCGCCCATACCAGCGCATCTAATCTATTCGGGCTTTTATCGCCCGGCTCCCAATCGCATAGCTCATCTTCTAACTCTGGATACATTCCTACATGATGTACCTTGCCTTGCTCGTACAACGCTGCGACCGGTTCAGCCCGGATGTATTTGCCACGGCTCGCCCATACTTTGGAATATGCAACATGTTTTTCATGCTGACGGATTATAATCTCTATCATATCACCGCCGTTGTTCGCCTCGCCGATTATCCGATCAGCTTCCCATTTGTTGTATACATATACAGCTTTCTGCGCCCATTTGTCCGGGCTCGCTTTCAAACTGACATCTCCCAAGATGTAGCCATGCCCTCTCATATCAACACCAGCAACTACAATCCCCGCTTCATCGCTGTTTTCGTCGTCTGTTGTCGCTGGGTCAATCGCTACAATGATACGCACCAGCTCCGGCGCTTTGTCTACTCTGTACTTTTCTATAATATCACTATGCCACAGCGCACTTGGGTTATCATCCAGTATTTCAGCATGTAGCTCTTGTCTGCCTAACCTTGTACCTTCGTATTTTCTAACAACCGTTGCAAAGAACTTCTCTGCTAAATTGCTTCTATTCTCGTAAGTGCTACCTTTTGTAATAATCGTGTCAGGCTGTGAGATAATCTCCTTCAATGTCTTTATCGGTTTTGGCGTTGTCGCTATTACAATTTGCGGATTATCGCCTATCCTTGTACCCAGCAAGAGATTATCCCAAGTTTCCTGCGGGTATTTGTACTTCGCTAATTCATCAACGATAGCTTTTTCTTGCTGCGCACCTCTTAACTGTTCAGGGTTCTCGCCGGAATATATAATTGCTGTTGTGCCGCTGCCCCATGTTACACGTCTTTTAGACGGCTCGTATACCGGCATATCCCACAGCGGCGATATTGACAGCAACCCGCTTTCGCCTTCTATGATAACGTCCCTTGCCTCTGCTGGCGTTTGCGCTACTATTGCAAATCGTTTGTATCCTTCCCGTTTCCATTTCAATAGTTGCTCGCATGCTACTCTTGTTTTGCCGTACCCGCGCCCTGCAAGTATCAACCATACAAAAAAGTCTTGTTCAGGTGTTTGCTGCGATGGTCGCGCCCAAAAATTCCAATCATACAATAACGCTTCCATCTGCTCGACATCGTAACCTTTATATACCTTCTCCTGTTCCGTTTCGGTCAGCAATGCCAGCAATTCTGCGCTTGATTTCGTCGATTGGGCTTTTAACATTTATCTCACCTTTATGTTCCACTTCCGTTTTATCGCGCCATTTTGCCGATTGCCGATTCTTCAGCCAATATATGCATGCTAATGTCTCCGGCGGATAGTGCTTGATTAATGGAGTCTCAACAATCTCATGATTAACAACGTTTAGTTTTACCTCAGGATGGCTATATCCTAATGCACGATGAAACAAAGATTCAGAGACTCGCGCATCCGCTTCAGCCTTTCCTTTTTTAGTGGAGTCTAAAAATTCTGGTTCGGTTTCACGCCAATTATATATTGTTTGCTTTTCAACGTTAAAAAAGTCAGCGATTTCTACATCCGTTGCTCCCAACAAACATAGCTTCGTGACTTGCTCATTATATTCTTCTTTGTATTTAGTGGGTCTTCCTGCTGGCATACATTCACACCTCACCTAGACTATAGCCCTATTATGTGTAAATGTCAATCTTTTATCCACCACTTATCTTTCTGTATGCTCGGCAAACCCAATACTTGGCTAGAAGGTTTACCTGCTTTAAGTCTTTTATAAGCACTATTATAGTTTATTTTTAAATCATAGCACCATTCAAGCAATAGTTTAGTCTTACCGTTATATGATGCATAGACATTATTACTTCGCCGTTTTCGGTTGTGCATCATCTCTTGCCAAAGACATCCGCAACTCTTCGTATTGCCGGAGCTTAAATTAGCACCAACAACAACAATCTTTTTACCGCAATCGCATAAACAATTCCATGTTGCATCTCCGTGCGTATTTATGCCCGCACAATCACCCGCTGTTAGCCGCCCAAACTTCTTTCCTTTTAAATCATTCATATCTATACTTCCTTTCGATAAGTTTTGTCCACTATACATCTTTGCCTATAGCACGCTATGTGTATAAGGGACATTTAGCACCCTTTTTCTTTCATACTAAACAATATGGTCGGTAGCCGTCGTGTGTAAATAACAATAAATAATTAAGAATAAATAATACATATTATTACACAGGTAGTTAAACACTAAGGATTAAGCCTTAAAATAATCAAATAATCAAATAACCTTTTATCTAACTACGAAAATAAAAAAACGAAAAATATTCCCTTATATAGAGGTATTGTTATAATAACGCTTCTTTCACGTCATCCACGCTATGCGCCACAATACATATCGCCCCTGCTTCCTTCCATTCCTTCAGCCTAAACTTTTGTATATCGGACGGCGTATCGGGCAGCACTTTAACCTCGATTTCAAAATGCCGCCCTTTATAAGAACCGCATAGATCGGGTGCACCGACCACAGCGCCGCGCCCCTGCCTGTTATCAACGTTACAGCGAGGCAAAGATAGCAGGTACTTAGTAATCGCCTTAGACAGGCTGCTATGCGTCATTTGCGTTCGCCATTATCACAATACCCCATATCGTCTACTGCTGGACGGTAATTATCATCCGTCCAATAACCACATGTTCCATTTTCTTCAAAACCACAATCCTTGCACCGCACTACCTCAACCAACTCGCCACGGTCAACCTTTTTGAGAATTTTAGCAGCTTCGTTCAAATACTCATTGTCATCTGGGAATAGCGTATAGTCTAATTCGCATATTTCTATTACTTCTTTAATCTCCATCATTCAGCTCCTTCAGCTTTTCTATGATAACTTTCTGCGCCGCCATCAGCTTATCATATATTTCTGTGTTTTCGTTCTTAAGAGTTCGAATAGTTTTCTCGCTGCCGATTGTCTTATATGCAACTTCAGCAGCAGCTTCCGGCATTGCATAAGTTATAATAAACTCTGCGGCTTCCGTTAACTGCTGATCTATCCGATCATCATATTCCTTTTCGTGGCGGCTTGCTCGAGTGCCAAACATCCGCTTATATTGCTTCATCCATCTTAGTATCATTCGCTTACCTCCCATTTTTTACTGTTCCATTTGTAGAAAGCCGCAAGCGCATCATAAAAATCCTCTGCACTATAAAACGTTTTTGCTCTTATCGCGGACATAAGCGATATTACATTCCCTATATCCACCTGGTCTTCAACTGGTAACTGCGCTATTATCTCAAACCCTGTCATTTCATCGCCTTTTTGGATTTCCAATTCATAGCTAGGAGCATCCCAATTTCCTTGTTTTAAAATCTCTTTCTCTATCAACCTTGCACATCTATTCATTTCAGCTCCTCCAGCCCTAAAATATGCAAGCGTATCAGCGTATAATCCGTGATGGTTATTTCGTCGTCATTATTTACATCGCCTTTGATAAGAGTTGATTGTTCTTCAATTAGTATTCTGTTTGTTTCTATACTTTTAAGAATTAAGCCTAAAGTTACGAACAAACAAACAATTAACCCTATTGCTAATATTGCATAAACTGTTCTATTTCTCATTATTTTCATCCTTTCCCAGCGCATCAAGTGCGGATTCCAAGGACTCTCTGCCTTCCATAGTAAACATTAATCCATGCAACCGCTCTTTTTCCTGCTTGATAATCTTGTATGTTTCCGGCTCAAAGCTATCATTTACATACATATCAGCTTCCATATCTAATAATATTTTGAGCATTTCTTTATAAACTTTATTCATCTTTTCCTCCTCTATTCAATATAGTTTCTGTTAAGGCTTTTTGTATTATATTGCTTGCCGCTTGCATTTTATATCCAGCCATCTTTTTAGCTGTAGGATCAGCATACTCTGTCTTAGCGAGCTTCTCTTCAACGTCTTTCGCATAACAACAGTGCTTATATTTCTTGCCACTGCCGCAAGGACAAAGACTATTTCTGCTTATTTGCATTTTCCTACTTCCTCTCTGACTGGAAGGTTGCGTTTAAAATTAATGCGGTTTCTTTCTCCCTCTCCTGTTTCTGTGCTTGCTGCCAATGCTGCAGGGAAAGTTTTAAACGGTTTATCCCATGATAGTCCATCGTTTGTATCCTTCGCTTTTTTGCTGTAGCCGTCGACATAATAGGTTGTTCCTGTTTTCATATTTTCCTACCTCCTTTTCCTATACTATAGCATAATAATAATAACTTGTCAATAGCTATGTTATAAATCAAATCTTATCTGCTGGTCTTCTTCTAACCTTTTCCGTTTTTTTGTTTCACTTATTTTTCTTTTAGTTTCCTCTGATCTTGGTTTGCCATAATTGGGATTTTTTTCACCTTTTTTTAATTCGCTTATTTTTCTTTTAGTTTCACTAGAATGCTTCATCCCTTTATGTGCTTCGCTTATTTTCTTTTTAGTTTCTTCTGAATGAACATATCCTTTACGTGATTCAATTATTTTTTGTATTGTTTCTTTTGAATGTTTAAATCCAAGTGAATACTTGTTACCCTTGCCAGCTTCGCTTACTTTCTTTTTAGTCTCTTCTGAATGTTTAAATCCCAACGCATATTGGTTTCCAATTTTTCCTATGCTCATTTTTCTTTTTGACTCTTCGGTATGGTGATATCCTATTTTTGATTTACGTATTTTTTCTCTTGTTTCTTTACTTCGTATAACTCCTAAGCAACTTTCAGCCTTTGAATTAATATTATATTCTGGGTTTAAATCATCTATATATTTTTGTTCACATGGAATACAATCTTTTGGATTTTTTACAATTTCAAGTATAGAAAACTCGAACTCCGATTCACCATATTTATTATAAGCGTTTTGTAGGTGCTTGTTTACATGTTTGTTGTTCCGTAATTTATATAAATGTTGATTTTTCCGTAACCTAAAGCCGCGTGCAGTACTGCCTACATAAATTTTATTATTAAATTTTATTTGGTATACGCCGATATTTTTCATAGAAACAACACCTCCGTAGTGTTTTCCGTTTTAAAATATAGTGGGAAACAAGTTCGGAAAACTTGCTTATCGGGTGCGCTCCCTATCCCACCTCTACATTATATCACAAATCTTCGCTTGCTTCAAGTTTTCACCATGTAGAATTACTCGCACTATCTAAAAGTATAAGACTCTCCCGGGCTCGCGTATACGCCACATACTTCAACCGCGCCATTGCGTCGTGCCCTGCTATGCTTTGGCTTGCTTCAATATATCCGGCATACGACAAATCAGGCGCCACATAAACCACGTCTCCTTCGCCGCCTTTGACAGAATTATGCACAACTATCCCTCCGCTTACATAATAATTATAAGGCGGCACGTCCAGCCCAAAAACACTACCCACAAAAGGTTCTGTTGTGATAATCGCTTGAATTGGTATCGGCGCGAATCTTTCGCGGCTGCCATCTATAAAATCTTTTGATACTACAGGAATATCTATAAATCCATTTAGCGAAACAAGATTAGCGGCTATTGTTGTAAACCATCCTCGCATATTTTTCTTTGCTGTTTCCCCTTCTTCTCTTTTTCCGTAATGCCCTACTCCAGAATTTAAAGATCGCGTCCATAGCGGAATTTCTATATCAAGCCCTAAATTGTTTAAAAGAGTTTTAGCATGTATCCCTGATACTGGCTTTAATGCTTCATGAATTTCTTCCAATCCATTCGTTGAAAAAGTACGTCCATTACAATTAGCTGTAAACGTTAAGCCTGTTAATCCGTAAGTACTTTGTATTATTGCTTCTTTTTTTAATGCTTCTTCGCGGCTGCTACAAACTCCTAACACCCATCCGCAATCAGCTGCCTCAGTTGCAAGTCTTCCACCCAATCCACCCGACCGATAAGGTCTATGTCCAGATATACAGATTCCCACTCGCCACCAATCACCTTTTCGCATAAGATAAACAATCCATTTAGAATCAAAGAATTTATCGTTAAACTTAACAACCATTTTATGATTTAGGGTTACTCGTGTTTTCGTTGATTCCGTCTTAAAAACAACAAGATTTCCTTTAAAATACTGCACACTTTTCTCAAAAGCAAATCCTTCATTTCCCTTTTTCTTAGATCCCCAAGTCATGCGATTTGTGCGTCTGTGATGCCCGGCTAATCTGTGCTTTAAAGGATTAAGTTCTTTCATCGGAATCCATCCATCGGTTGTCAAGATAGGCTCATCGGCAGGGGAGCAATGAATCGTGCCAATTACTACCTTTGGTTTTTCGCGCAACGGCTCAATTCCATGCTTTAAAACAATCGACGATGGATACTTCAACGCTTTAGATTTAGCCTCGGTTACGTTTTGCCCGAACCATTCAATCGCTGGATTAAGCATATCAGCGAACCCAAAATAATCATGCATACCACTCCTACTATCGAACAACTCCGACACCTCAGATAATCCGATAAACGCGGTTTCTTGCAGCTTGGCAATATTAACAGCTTTCATCTTAGATGGGATGTTGCCTTGCGCTTTTAATATCTCATACCATTTCAAAAACTCTTCAACATCAAGCACCGGCTCAAAATCGGTATCATCCATGCCGTATTTATGCGGCACTTGGTCCGCAAACGCCAGCAACCTATCAACCGTGCCCGACCTTAACGGATTCCATGCGCCGTTCTTTGTCCTGTACGGGTTATGAAACGGTATGCCTTCAACTCTTAACGCTTTGATAATTGATTGCAGCATATAAGAGCACGATGCAAGTATCATAATGCGCTTACCTTTGTACTGCTCCATATCGCGTATAATCATCTCCGGCGTGTTGAAGTTAACACCATGCAACAACCGTACCTCGCCGTCACAATCACGCGGCTGGTATATCTTAGGCTCGCGCTTTTTTACCGTCAATATAACCTTCTGCGCCAGCGCATGCACCGCGCGCGGCACTCTAAAGGATTGCTGCAACACAACCTTTTTCGCGGGTTCGCCTTCAAGCATAACACCAGGACGCGCCCCAGCCCATTCATAAATACAATTATGAGTAATGATACCATCTGCAATATATGAATGATATTTCTCAACGTCAAGAGAATAAACGGTTTCATTTCTTACAGTCCGGGATTTCATTGTAAAGGCTGACCACTGTATTCGCCTATTCAGTTTTTCATAATCCGGTAGTGGCAACAACATTAAATCAGGCAATAAATTGCATGTTCTATGAATATAAATACTTGCACCACCTCGGCTTATGCCGTCTTTTTCCCAAAAAGGATATATATAAACTCGTCCGTATTCTTCAAATACACACATATCTATAGCATTACCAGTAGAATTCCACTTATCCCAAAACCGCGCTATAACGCTTGATGTATAAAGCCCATTTTCCATAGAAGCTTTGAACATTATAGTTGGTATTCCGTACTTTGCAGCAATGTATGTTTCCATTATTGACGCTTCTGCTTTATCATCTGTAGTCAATAATATCCATGCTTTCTCAGCACCCTCCAATCGCGCTCTTGCGCCTAAATGAAAAACTCCGTCTACGCGCATAATCTGGCACCATCCGACCCTGAAACATTCGCGAGCATTAATAACCTTGCTCATAACATAAACGCAATATTGGTTTATTGCTTTAGATTTATTCCATTTTGCAAACCATTTATGATTGGACGTTGCCTGCGTCGTTTTTTTATTAGCAGTTACAGAATACATATTGCCTGTATATATTCTTGATGATATTGCTTTTATTCTGCCTGTTTTATATACAGCAGAATCACGCCTCGCATACGCAAAAGCTATGTTTCCTGCATGTAAATTTTCAATAGATACTTTTCCTTTTATTGTATCAATCATTGTTCCGGCTGGCTGACACTGGTCGTCATCTCCTGCCATCAGAATATAATCAAGCGCCTTGCCCCATTTGCGTATCAACGCCATCGACAACGGCGTTTCGTCCTGTGCTTCATCAAAGAACCCAACCGACGGATTTCCCGGCGGCGCGTCGATATCACGATACGGTATTTCTATCATATCAGTATAATCAATAATGCTGTGCTTAGCTTTCCACCTATCCCATTTATCCGCAAACGCGCGTCCCTGCATCCGCCAATGTTCACGCGGAATCATCAACGCACGTTGCATCTGCATATAATTGAATAACTCATCGCCTAGTGTTTCAACCTTGCCGCCTTCATTCGTCTCGTCAACATCTGACTGCTTACCGCCCGTCAGTGCATAAATCGGATAATCCTCGTTCCACGATGGCAAACAGTTCTCAGCAATCTTTAACGAACGCCCTAAAGCGCGGTATCCGTGCGCATGTAACGTGCCGATGTTCTCAACGTTTGTATTACGTCCGCCGACCTCATGCGCTGCCGCACGGGTGAAACTAGCCACGAACAATTTATCCGCGCCGTGCTTCTCCGCTGCTGTTTGAATCGCGGTTGTAAGATACGTCGTTTTTCCGGTTCCCGACTAAGGCGAGCCGAAAACTCTATATTCTACGGCTTGCATTTGGCATCACCACCTTTTATCTCAATTTGTCTCGAATTATTTTTCTTTTCAACATTAAAGATTGTTGTTTGTACATTCTTTGCTATCTTTTCATTAAACCCTTCTATGTAATCTTTTTTGATTTCAAAGCCATATGATTTTCTTCCTAATTCTTCTGCTGCTAATAATGTTACACCGCTACCAGCGACAGGGTCAATCACAACATCGCCCACGTCTGTAAATGTTGATATTAATTTTTTCAAAACGTATATACTTTTCTGTGTTGGATGTATCTTCGGCGTTTTATTATCTCTTTGATAATCAATACAATTAAAAACCATTTTACCGTTGTTGTTAAACTTAGGTAATTTATCTCTGTATAATAGCACAGCATATTCGCAGTTTCCGACAACTCTCATATTTGCTTTTAAGACTTGTGCTGAATAATTCTTACGAAATACAAGATTGATATAGTTCGGAAACCCGTATTTTTTACCGTAATCTATTAACATAAACTGTTGTTCAAACTCGCAAAAAACAATCATGCATCCTGCTTTACCTTTTTCCTTTGGTTCTTTCTTAAGCATTGTGTTTACAAAGTGCATAAATTCCGCAACCCTGAAATCGCTATCAGTATCAAAAAAACTTTTCTTTGCTAGTTTGCTTTCTCCGTTTTTGTTATCACCGTCTTTATACCAACTCGGACTCGACGCATACGCGTTGATACCTATGTTGTACGGGATATCAGCGATTATCAACTGCGCTTTTGGAATAGCATATTTTTTATAGTTTTGAAAATGGTCTCTATATAATTTCATCTTTCATACATCATTTCTTTATTTATCCACATAGCATAATACCTTTCTTTCATTGCGCCGTTGCTACTCTTATAATCTTTCAAGAAATACACCACATCCGCAACATCAATCATCGCAAAATCTATATGCATATAATCGTTGTAATCTAATCCCAAAGGCAGCACTGTTGGAGTCAACACAACATGCCCCTTTGCTGATAATCGCTTTGCTGCTTTGTCAAACTTCGCTTTGTAATTCGGGTCGCCGGTAATCTTGCCAGCTATATATATAATCATAAATCAAACCTCTGTTGTGCTTTGTGGTTGTTGATACGCTCCATTGCTGCTTTGTAATAATCTTTGTCTAACTCAAAAGCCATGTACTCAAAGCCCATGTTGTGGCAAGCTATGATTGATGAACCACTGCCCGTGTGTGTGTCTAGTATCTTGTCACCCTCTTTGGCGTAGTTTCTTAGAAGCCAATGATATAGCTCTACGGGTTTTTGTGTTGGGTGGATTTTTCCTCTTTCTTTCAACACCGAAAAGCTAAACATCTTTATTGGTTTTTGTATACTGCACCACGCCAATTCACACATCGCTAGACTGAAGTCGTGCGGTTGCCTCTTATCCCATACAATATAATTTTGAGTTGGTGGTAAATCATAATAATTACCACCCCATATTATCTGGTCTTTACTGACTCTTTTTAATTCTTCAAAGTATTCTTTATCTGGTACAGCGTTATCCCACTTCTTTTTTTGGTGTGCTTGTCTAACTGGATTTTTGCTTATTCCTATCCCATACGGCGGGTCTACTATGCAAAGGTCTGCGAAGTTATCGGGCATCTGTCTTAATGCTATCATGCAATCTTCGTCATAGATGTTGTTCCATTTATATTTCATAAAACCATTCTCCATTCCTTATTATGTCTGAAAAGTATTTAGCGTTTGTTTTGTATGGTTTATAATTGGTTTTTAACATTCTGCTTACTGTTGTATTTGATATACCTAATTGACGCCCAATTGCAAGCTGTGTCATCTCTCCGCTTAACGCTATAACATTTTTGTAATCTTGCATTCCTTTTTCATCGTAATAAGTATTCTTTAGTTTATCAACTCGAAGATTTATGGTATCAGGCATATCAACGTTTTTTATATATCCTACTTGCATAGTATCTAATGTAACTAAAGCAAACATGTCAACTTCATTCTTTGTATATCTAGTTGTGTTGTTCTTCCCATGCCTTTTAATATTAAATATGTATGCGTAGCTTTCTTTTTGTCTCTGTGGTATTTTTTTATATTTGCTTGTTGTCTTAACCTGTATCCTTAATAGATTATTGCCAGTATCAATAACAACATCATATGGAAGCCCTTGCTCACTTGGATATGCGACAAAACCTTTTAATATTAAATCTGCACATACAAGATATTCGCCCGCTTTTCCAATCTGCATCATATCGCTTATTTTCATATTCCCACCTCTATATAATTATACCACACATACCTCTGCTTGTCTATTGCAAGGTCAAAGTATTTGTCGGGTATTTCTTTCATGCCTTCCATACAGTCCATTAAATATACATTATTTAGTTCTAGCATCCTATTCCCCTTTCAGTATCCATATACTGCGCGTTGTTATCTTCCCGTCAATCTCCGCGGTCATCTTCTCCGGCATGCATCCAATACCTCTTAGCAGTAAACCCATGCGCTTACTTGTAACTTTCTCCTGCTGCGTTGTTCTCAGCCATTTCCGAAAGTCCGACCCGAATATTGCAACACTGCCGTGATACTTAACAGGCAATTGATGCATTGCTGCATCGTTTATATCCTCGCTGTCCATCGGCTGCTTTGCATCAAGGTATTGCATTAACCATGATTTGACTTCACCAATCTCCGTTGCTTCATCTCCAATCTCTACATCATAACAACAATCTAACAACGCTTGTGCGACATTATCCCACTTGTCGGCTTTGAACCTCGGCATAAACTTTCCGGTCACAGCCGCAATATGCGTTCGCAGTTTCGCTTGCCCGATAAGATTATCTACCTCGCCGAGCGTGACATCGCCGCGCACCGTTTTGAGTTTATATATTGGAGGGTCAGCTACAAACTTGATTATCTGTACAAGCCGCACATCAAACCGCGCTGACAACGCTTGTAATATACTTTCTTTTTGGTTCGGGTCAATCGTGCCCGCCGCGTCCAAATCCTGCGCATCAACATAATTATCAATCAGCTCTGACGCTTGCTGCTTTTTAATGTTTTTTTTTGCGATTGTCAACGTCCGTTCGTAATAATCCATACGCAATTTCAAATCTTCTTTGTGCTTGCGTCGGAACGCTACCAGCAACGATACGACTTCTTGATCGCTCCATCCGAACATATACGCAAACCGTGCTAACGATAAATCATAACTGCTCGCGCTCTGGTCTTGGAAGTCTTTGCGTTTTTTCTCCCACGACAACCCGAAGTTTGGTTCAATCTCGCTCGCTGTATTAAATTTATCAAACGGCGGTTCAAGGTCAGCCGCCAATTCAAATTTTAGTTTCGATGGTTCAGATAAAGATTGTTGTTCTTTCGATAATTCCGGCAACCACGATTCAAACTCCGATGGGTTGTACCGCACGTCATTCAAAGATATCAATTCAACCGGCACCGGCTTGCTTTTATAATTTGTTGTTCCGGGCACGCGCATTACACGGTCGAGGTTAAAAGTGCTGTCAACATCCCATCCGTGCTTTGCTGCTTCAGCTTTGAAATAATAGTTGAACCGGCGCGATAACTGCTCGGCGTCCGCGCGTTCGGTTACGCTGTCAAACAGCCACGGCTCGCGGAATATCCACCACGCCTGCAAACCGTGACCGCTGTTGACAACCGCCGACGGCATAAATCTATCGTCGAACAACTTATATGCTTCATCTTTTGAACCCGGTAGATTAGGCTTTTTATGCTCTGCGCATTTATAATCTATATCAAGCCACAACCCGCCGATTCCTGCAACGTCCTTTTTTAAACAACGCTGGTTCTTACCATAATCTTTCGGCGATAATCCCACGCCCATATACGCGTTGACGTGCCGCTCTTTGACCTTATCCAAAAAATCAGCAGCAGCTTTAGTGGATGCAAACCAAAACGATTCTTTTAGTTTATCCCCGTCGTAAAACCACAGCAATATATATTTATCTTGCACGTCGCCGAACAAAGCGGCTAGAAACTTTCTGTACATATGTTACCTCTATTCTGCTATTCTTGGATATCTTCTTGCTGAATTGATACTGTTTTCAATGCTGGCAATAACGCTTTGCGATACGCTGTAACATCCTTTAGCCCTTTTTCGTCGAGTTTCTCTGCCATTTTAATATTAATCGTTGAATAAGCTATACCATTGTCGTTTTTAGTTTTTTCGAGTTCAATGCTCGACATCGCATCATAATAATGCATTGACGCACTTGTCAGCCTCATGAAATAGTTCTTTGCTGGTCTAATTGATGTCGGCGGTAATGACACGACAACTGGCAGAATCGAATCTGGCATCAGCATAAACAGCATCAGCATGTTTTTGCATTCTTTGCCTTTGCCGCCTTTTTGGTCGCTGCCCCATGCGTTAAGCGGACATGTGCTGCATTCGCCGCCCGGATCGCCAACTCCGTTCTTTGCGTCTCTTGCTACACAATCAGGCGGACTGCCGCCGCCCGAATCATCAACGCTCTGCGCCCAATATGCGTTTTGATACGCAATGTGGATGATAATTCCTGTTAGTGTTTTCTCGTCGTGTTCGCCGTCAAGCGCGGGCACGCTGAACGATGTACCGCCGCCCGCCGGAACTTTAATCCGGTCAAGATTAAACACATCCAACTGCCCTGCCATGTTCGTCTGAATAAGTTCCTGAATTGCCTCGCTGTTGTTCAAAACCATGATCTCTTTACTCATAATGTTTATCTCCTTTTATTTATTTAATATTGTGTATTGTGCCGTGTTTTATTAGACTTGAATATTCGTCAATAAGCCACATATCACTAGCTGTTGCTATATAACATGCCGCGCCCTCGCGTTCGATCACCCCATCGACAACCGTTTCGTCTAAATCCATTCTGACTTTATCCCCTTCGTGAAGTTTTTCACCGAGCTTGCCATCAACAAATTCTTCAACCCCTATATATTGCTCAAGTATATA